TGCACCTTCCACGGCCCGACCCGGCAACGTCGCTGGCATCGTGTCCATCAGGGCGGTTCCCGCGTGGAATGCCAGCGCTGGGTCGAAGAGTCGGTGGCTGTCTTCCCGACCGAAGAGGAAGCTCGCCGCTCCTTCGGCCTGACCCGCGAACGCGCCCGGCAGGCTTACCGCATCCGTGGGGTGAGGGCATGAGCCATGGCCGCCAGTCCCGACTACCTACGCCAAACTCACGCCCCGGACTGCGCCTGCTCTGTGTGCTGGTCCGCAAGGCAGGCCATCCCATTGCACAGCCCGTCGCCGTGTCCGGACTGCCGGCCCCCTGGGCTGCCCTATCTGGAAGATGGCCGCTGGCTCTGCCGTCCCCGTTCCTTCTGCGCGAAACACGATCCGTCCCGGCGTCCGCCGAAGTACTGGCACGTTGTGTACGACAGCGGGAAACCCACGCCCTTTGTGCCCGTGCGCGAAGCATTCCAACTGGAGGGCTGACCCATGCTCGCTAAGACCCTGAAAGCGCTGCTCCTGCTCTGCCTGATCCGGGCCGCCCGCACCGTGGCCGATCCGGTCAAGGGCCGCGCTCCCGGCTCGTCGGAACAGCTTTACCGTTCCGGCGAACGGAAGCACGGGCGCAGCGCACCCTTGAACGCCTCCCCTCTGAAACAGCCTCCGCTTGGGAGTGTGGGGCAGCTCCTCCGCCCCGCGCTCCCGAGCCCTCGGCGGCAAGAGCGGGATGACAAGGGCAGAGCCCTTGGTGTTGCTCTGCGGGTTCCAAGGGGAAGCGTTCCCCTTGGCCGTCGGCGACGACGTTGCGATAGGGATCGTTACCCGAATGGGCCGAGACGAACACCCGTGGTTGGCTTGGTTCGCTAGCGAATAGAGCCCGGCCCGAAGGGATCGCCCGACAAATCACTTTCACCCAACACCGCTGAATGAAGGCGAAACAGCCGAATTTGCAGCAGCGGGACAACTCACGCCGAAAAAGGCGAATTGAAGGAGAAACACCGATGAACATGTTTGCAACCCAAGGCGGCGTCGTCGAACTGTGGGTCACCAAGACCGACACCTACACCTCGACCAAGACCGGGGAAATCTATGCCTCGGTCCAGTCCATCGCCCCGATCCCGGAAGGTGCCCGTGGCAACGCCAAGGGCTTCGAGATCAGCGAATACAACATCGAGCCGACCCTGCTGGACGCCATCGTCTTCGAAGGCCAGCCGGTGCTCTGCAAGTTCGCCAGCGTGGTCCGCCCGACTCAAGACCGTTTCGGCCGGATCACCAATACCCAGGTGCTTGTGGATCTGCTGGCCGTGGGCGGCAAGCCGATGGCGCCGACCGCCCAAGCCCCGGCCCGCCCGCAAGCACAGGCCCAAGCCCCGCGCCCGGCCCAGCAGCCGCAGGGCCAGGACAAACAAGACAAGTCCCCGGACGCCAAGGCGTAAGCCGTAGGAGGCCGCGATGCTCCGTTATCTCTCGCTGTTCGCGGTAGGTCTGGCCACCGGCTACGCCTGGGGCTGGATCGACGGCCTAGCGGCCTCCCTGGCTGTTTGAGGACTGATCGCTATGTCAGGCGTTGTCGCTGTGCAGGTGTGTACCGCGTGGACCTCGACCCCCGAGGGCTTCATGGCGTGTCGCGAACTCGCATGGCAACAGGCCTATCTGATTCCGCCCGAGGCCGCTGGATACGTGGACATCCTGGTCAACGGTGGTTTCTCCCCGGAAGCCTTCGGCATCGGTGCCGCTGGCGTCCTGGGATCGTTCGTGACGGGGCTTTTGATTGGCTGGGTCGCGTCACTTCTTCGTAAAGCCAAGTAGAGAGGAAACACCATGAAAGCAATGAAGCAACGCATCGCCAAGTTCAGCCCGGTCGCCTCGTTCCGCAACCTGTGCATCGCCGGTTCCGTCACTGCCGCGACTTCTCTGCCGGCCTTCGCCGGGGTGATCGACACCAGCGCGGTGGAATCGGCGATCACCGATGGCCAGGGCGATATGAAGGCCATTGGCGGCTACATCGTTGGCGCCCTGGTGATCCTGGCCGTTGCCGGCCTGATCTACAGCATGTTGCGCAAGGCGTAACGGGTGCTCTGGTCGGTGTGGTTGGGGGCGTTCTTCGCCGGCGCCTTCATCACCGGGTACCGGACCGGCGAATTCTTCTAACCGAATAGACCGAGGCGGAAGCCCCCTCCGGAGTTTCCGGCAGGGGGCTTTTTTGTGTGGGGTCTTACGATGAAGTTTGCGAGCCTGATTCTGATGCTTCTCTTTGCCACGCTGGCGAGGGCTGAGGATTACTACTGGAAAATTCAGTCACTGCCTGAACGCTTTTCTTCGCCCTCGGCAGCTTGCGCGGCGTGGGCCAAAGCCACGGGGCGCCCTGGGGAGTTCACCTTCACCGGGTCTATGAAAGCCCGTGACCAGACCTCGTTTTGGTGCGAGTTCACGAACAACGAAACCGGCAAAACCGCTGCTGGGTATGGTCCTGCCGGACGCTATGGCGATAGCTGTCCCGAGGGGACGGAATACGATAAGGCGACCGGGATTTGTAAGTCGCCTCCGCAAGAATGCAAGGAAGGCGAACTGTTCCCGGCCAAAGGCCCGGATTCTCCCGTGGTTACCTCGGGAGGCCGTAACTATGTCGGTGACGGCGGCGCCCCGACCGCCTGCTATCAAAGCTGCGAGTACGGCGGCAACCCCAGCCCGGCCAGTTGCTATCTGGTCAAAGGCTCCACCACGACCGGCTTCTGCAATTACATCCTCAAGGGCACCGGACAGAATTGCGGTGCCGATTCCTACACCTTTGCCCAGACCGGCGACTCGCTGAACCCGCCCGACACTCCGAACACCGATCCCTCCGATCCGAACGATCCCGGCTGCCCGCCCGGCTGGTCGTGGTCGGGGACTACCTGCGTCAAGACCCCGACCGATCCCACGGATCCAACCGACCCGACCACGCCGGGCGGTGACGGCGGCGGCGATGGCAATGGCGGTGGAAACAATAACGGCGGGGGCAATGACGGCGGCACCGGCAATGGCGGCGACGGCAGCGGGGGAGGGGACGGCAACGGCGGGGGCGATGGTAGCGGCGACGGTGACGGCAGCGGCACGGGCGGCGATGGCAACGGCACCTGCGACCCGGCGAAAGAGAACTGCTCCACCGGCCCCGAAGGCCCCGGCGGCGAACTCAAGGAGCCCACGCCCGGCACCTGGGATGACGCCATCGCCACCTGGGAAAAGAAGGTCGAGGACGCCAAGCAAGAACTCAAGACCAAGGTGAAGGCCAACGTCGACCAGATGAAGGGTGCCTTCGACCTCAACCTGGCGGAAGGCGGCGGGCAACTGCCCTGCGAGTCCATGACCATTTGGGGCAAGTCCTACTCCCTCTGTATCTCCGACTACGCCGGCCAACTCTCCAGCCTGCGCGTGGCGCTGCTGCTGATGGCCGCGCTGATCGCCGCCCTCATTCTGCTGAAGGACTGACCCTATGGAATGGCTCTCCGGTTTTCTCGATCAGATCATCGCCTTCTTCCAGTGGATCTGGGATTTCTTCGCCCAAGGCATCTATGACTTCGTGCGCGACGGCCTGGTGGTTGCCACCAAGGCGTCGATGTACGCCGCGCTCCAGACCCTGATCCTGCTGATCGATGTCAGCTACACCGCTGCCCGCGAACTGATCGACAGCCTTGGCGTGCCGCAGATGATCCGCAGCATGTATGCCGCGCTGCCGGGTCCGATTGCGGCGGGGCTGGCCTTCTTCGGCGTGCCGCAGGCGCTGAACATCATCATGGTCGCGGCGGCGACGCGCTTCTGCATGCGCTTCGTGCCGTTCATTGGGAGGTGATCCGTGTCGATCAAGATCCACCACGGCCCCAATGGCTCCTACAAGACCTCCGGCGCGATCCAGGATGACGCCGTGCCCGCGCTGAAAGACGGGCGGGTGATCATCACCAACGTGCGCGGCTTCACCCTGGAGCGGGCCTATCAGGTCTTCCCGGACCTGCCCAACACGTCGGAAATCATCAACCTCGATCTGGAGTCGCTGGAAGACCTCGAAAAGATGCGCACGTGGTTTCAGTGGGCGCCCCGCGGTGCCTTCCTGATCTTCGACGAAACCCAGCTGCTTCCCAAGTCCTGGCGGGAAAAAGACCTCGAGCGCTTCGACTACCCCGGTGGACCGGAAGCGGCCCACGCTGCCGACCGCCCCATGGGCTGGCTCGACGCTTGGACCCGGCACCGGCATTTCAACTGGGACATTGTCCTCACCACGCCGAACATCTCCTACATCCGAGACGACATCCGCATGACCTGCGAGATGGCCTACAAGCATTCCAACCTCGCGGTGATCGGCATCCCTGGCCGCTACAAGGAGGCCCAGCATGACGCCCAACTCAACCGTCCGCCCGCCGATGGCACCATCATCGAGTACAAGCGGATCCGAAAGCAGACCTTCGCCCTCTACCAGTCCACGGCCACCGGCAAGACCCAAGACACCAAGGCGGGCAAGAGCCTCTTCCGGTCGCCTAAGCTGGTTCTTCTACTGGCATTGCTGGCCGGCACTATTGGCTTTGTCTGGTATATGGGGCCTCTGCGCACGATTGGCGCTCCGGCTGCTGCGACACCTGCCGACGCTCCTGGCGACCCTGCTCAAGCCCCTGCTGCGCCCGCTGCTGTGGCTGCTCCAGCGCGTCCTGCTGCGAATAGCTTTCTTCCTCCTGGGCTTGTACCTGATGGGCCTGCTGCTGCGCCTGTTGATCTGAACGCCCATCCCTTCGCCGATCGGCGGATCTCCATCCTCGCCCACGCCTACCGCAAGTCGCGGGGCGACATTTACCTGTTCGCCCTGGAGGATCCCACGGGCCGGCACCTGGAACTCACCAGTTGGCAACTGATCGGCTCCGGCTACCGGGTAACGCCCAAGGGCGAGTGCGTCGTAGAGCTTCGCTATGAGGACTGGAAACAGACCGTCACCTGTGCCGGGAGGCAGGCCGGCGCGGTGGCCAGCATCGCTCCGGCAGCGCCTGTTGCCGCCTCCGCAGACGCACCGGCCAGGGGCCAGTCGCCGCTGACCATCGTCCCCGATTCCGAATATGCCTCGCGGCCCTGGAGGCACAAATGATCGATTGGGAGTTCCTCGTCCCGGTGGCGATGGGCTGGGCGCTGCATCACTGGTGGACGGTGATGACGGCGCTAGCGGCGGTAGGGGTGCCGCCATGAGGGGCGGGCCGCGCCGCCGGCCGGGAGCGCAAGGCATGAGCGATAGGCCGAAGGCGCGGCCGACGCCCCTGTAACACGTCAGATAAACGCCCTGTGTTTTGGACATTAATGGATATTGTTGGGTAAGCCCATGAAGAAAGTGAAACCGATTCATCAAAACCGCCTGCTGTTGCAACCCGACGGACAACTGCTGGATTCCCCCAAGGGACGGCTCTTCGTTGATTCCATGACGGGGGCGTTCACTGATCTGTCAGGCGTGCGCATTCTGCGTTGCGGCGTGGATACGGTGCGGCAGTTGTACAACGGCAAGTTGCGCCCGGAAGTCATGGCGCTGTTTGACCTCTCGGTGGATGTGGTCGAGTTCGCCGGCTACGAATGGTCCAAGGGCCGTATCGGTCGCGACTCCGGCTATCAGTACCGTCTGCAGAACGCAGAATTGGGGCTGATCCTGCTGATCAAGAATCACAACATCAAGGTCGATACCCTTGGCTCGCACCTCAAGATCGAGGTATCGCCTCACGCCCTCGACGGCGCCGATCCGCGCATCCTCCAGGGCGTGCTGGATGACTTGGCTGCTGCGGTGCTGAGCCACTGCGAAACCAACCAAGCCGCTGTGCATATCGCCCTGGACGTACAGGGCTGGAAACCGCCTCGCGATCTGGTGGACCGCATGCATTGCCGCTCGCGTCGGGTGCGGCAAATCAGTGGGATCGAGCGGATCGAGTTCGACGGCAACGCCTCGGTCTACGGGCGTGGCGAGACGTACATGTTCGGCTCGGCCAACGGCCTGCAACTGTCGATCTATAACAAGACCCTCCAGGCTCGGGCCACCGACAAGCTCGACTATTGGGAAAGCGTGTGGGCGACCCTGAACGGGGATCCGTTCGGCGATGGCGACCCAGCCTATAACCCCCTGGAGACGGTCTGGCGCATCGAATTCCGCTTCCATCACTCTGTGGTGCAACAGTTCTCCGAAGGCTCGCGTATGGCCTCGGGGGAGGTCATTGGCTGCCGCACCTATGAGGGCCTCTGCCCGCATCTGCAAGGACTGTGGAACTACGCCTGCGAAAGCTTCAAGCTGCTGAGCCGGACGGCGGTCTACGATCCGTTCTGGAGCCTGATCAGCCAGGACGCCCGTGTACAGGTCGAGTGCGATCCGCTGATCGAGCGCGCTGAGTATCGGCGCTATTACAAGACTGCCAAGGGCTTTAGCGGACGTAACTGCGAAATGTTCCTCGGTCAGTTCATCAGCCTGATTGCGCGGGAGCGGATTCCCGCAAAAAAAGCGATTGAGTCCGCCCGCAAATTGGAGTTCTGGCACGTCATCGAAGACCACTATCTCGCCAAGGGTTGGACTCGTCGCGATCTGGAAAGGCACATACACAAGCTGATGTGTGATCGGTATCTGCGGCGGGGATACGCGATCTGATGGCGATCACCAAGCTTGAGGATGGCCGCTGGCTGGCCGACGTTGAACCGATCAAGGGCAAGCGCTTTAGGAAGCGTTTCAAGACCAAGGGCGAAGCCCAGCGGTTCGAGGCGACGGTTCGCCAACGCTGCATAGAAAACCCGGCATGGTCCCCGAAACCGAAGGACCGACGCCGACTTTCTGAACTGGTCCAGCTTTGGTATGAGCTGCACGGCCACTCCTTGCGCGACGGAAAGCGGCGCTTATCGAAGCTCCAGCAATTGACGGTTCGTTTGGGTGATCCGGTAGGGACTGCATTTGATGCGTCTACCTATGCGCAACTGCGCCGCAAACGGCTAGAGGATGGGATATCCGGGAAGACGTTGAATAATGAACTGGGCTATGTGCGGGCCGTATTCAACGAATTGAAAGACCTGGGCCAGATTGACTATGCCAACCCCTTGGTAGGGGTGAAACCTTTAAAGCTCCAAGAGCGCGAGCTTTCTTGGCTGACCACAGAACAGATCACCGAGTTGCTCGAAGCGATTCGCAGCGGCAGTGACAACCCCCATACGGAACTGGTGACGTTGCTTTGCCTTGCCACGGGGGCTCGTTGGTCTGAGGCGGAAAAGCTGGTTCCACAACGGCTACAGGGCAACGTCGTGACCTATGCCGGAACGAAGTCGGGGAGGGTTCGCCACGTTCCAATCCCTACCGAGTTGGCCGACAAGATCAGGATGCATTGGCGAACGCACGGCCTGTTCACGTCCTGCATCACATCCTTCCGCCGCGCCCTGGAGCGGACCACAATTCGGCTACCGAAAGGGCAGGCGAGCCACGCCCTACGACATACCTTCGCTAGCCACTTCATGATGAATGGGGGCAACATTCTCACTCTTCAGAAAATCCTTGGGCATTCCACACTGACCATGACTATGCGTTATGCCCACTTGTCTCCTGATCACCTTCAAGATGCTATTCGTCATGGTCCTATGGCGCTCAGAGATTTGTTCTAAGCCAGTTTTGGCAGCCGGTATTGAAAGAGTTTGTCCAAGCGGCACCTCTACCCATCTGGGCGACTAGCAAGCGGTCATTGCTATCTATAAAAGTTAAAAGGTAGTCCCTGATCTGTTGGCTATTTAAGTCGCTTACGATTAACCATGTCGAGTCTAGACAGTGCCAGTAGGTAGGGAAAGTCTGGGTAATTGCTTGGACAAGAGTGTTGTAGTCTTTCCCGGGTGTAATTAGGTCGTAACCGATCATGTAAACAGCCAT